CTGAAAATACTACTCCAGAACAGTCTGCCAACCTGGCAGTCAATGCTGACCAGAACATCGTGGTTCAACCTGTACAGCCTAGGCGCACAATCCGCCTGAAGCGTGGCCGGCATCCTGACGTTACCGCTGGTGCCTTTGGTGGCAAGCGCAAGGACAACGGCATCAACTATCGTACCAGCAGCCAGATCCGAGCGTTCCGATGATATACCAAAGATGAAAACTAAGCCATTCTTTTTCTGCAATCACCGGTTCTTGACCTCGAACTTCGGGTTCATGGTCCAGGGATATCGTCAACAGGCAAACCCATGGAATGATGCTCAGGACGTCAAGGGTATTCAGATTCACCTTGGAACGTTTCTCTTTGAGATCATGATTCATGTAGGAATCGAATGTTCTCCTACCGAGTGTAAATTCACTGAAAGCAACTGGCCGCCTTGAAACCCTGGGAAGCATATCAGATCTACAATGCTCTGAAGCTGCATTTTGAGTCTGATACATATGATGCCCTGAAGTACAACTACCGTACCTCAGCATCTCAGGCATCGTTCCTTAAAAGAAAGGACCGGTTCTTCTTTGCCAAGCTGGCCAAGAAGTATCCGGACCGACAAACTTTGATTGACTTCCTGGTCTCTAACTTCTCCACGAGAACGAAGGTCTGGGCAGGCAATCTCATCGACTCGGAGGCTGATGATACCTACGCAGAGTGGATCCGGAAACGCGATTCATTCTCGTACTATTTCAGCGACCAGGTCGATTACCTGATGAACCACTGTCAGGAGAATCGCCTCAAGTTTGACGACCTGTTCGTCTCACGCGATGGAGACCATCCTCTCATAGTTCGTCTTCACTCTGCAGGTACTATCTCACTGGAGACCCTTGTGGTCTTCGATGAGCTTCTCGACTTCATGAAGAGAACCTCTGTCACAGAGACGATCTTCTGGCCAGAATTTGCGAAGACTCTGCAGAAATACCGGCCATTCTTTCGCCAGGTTGTGGACCTCAAAAAGTGCAAGCAAATCGTGCTTTCGAGATTTACAAACGAACGAAAGTAGTTAGGATACAACCATACAACGCATACACAACATGTCATTCGAACAAATGAAGAAGAACCGGCAGGCAACGCTTTCGAGCATGCTTGCCCAGGCACAGAAGGCCTCAGGCGGCCAAGAGAAGAAGTCCTATGAGGACGATCGCTTCTGGCAGCCACAGGTCGATAAGGCCGGCAACGGTTACGCAGTCATTCGCTTTCTCCCGGCTGCTCAGGGAGAAGAGCTTCCGTGGATCCGCTATTGGGATCACGGCTTCAAGGGCCCGACGGGTCGCTGGTACATCGAGAACTCCCTGACGACCATTGGTCAGAAGGATCCGGTCTCTGACCTCAACTCAAAGCTCTGGAATACGGGCCGCGAAGAGGACAAGGAGATGGTACGTGCTCGTAAGCGCCGTCTTCACTACGTGGCCAACATTCTGATCATCTCCGATCCTGCCAATCCGGCAAACGATGGTCAGGTCAAGCTGTTCAAGTTCGGCAAGAAGATCTTTGACAAGGTCCTTGACGTCATGCAGCCTGCCTTCCAGGATGAGAAGCCGGTCAATCCGTTTGACTTCTGGGAGGGTGCTGACTTCAAGCTGAAGATCCGTAATGTCGAGGGATACCGTAACTACGACAAGTCCGAGTTTGCTTCTCCTGCACCGCTCTTTGGTGGTGACGACAAGAAGCTGGAGTCGGTCTATGCGAAGCTGCACTCCCTCAAGGAGTTCCTCGATCCGAAGAACTTCAAGTCCTACGCTGAACTTGAGCGCAAGCTCAAGGAGGTTCTGGGTGAGGCAGGTCAGGTCCTGACCACCGCTGAGCAGACTGATCTGGATGAGAAGACTGAGGCACCGGCTCCCCGAGCTGCAGCAGCTCTTCCGCCTCGTTCAGCTCCTGCCAAGTCAGAGGAAACTGACGCAGAAGAAGAGGACACTCTGTCCTACTTTGCCAAGCTGGCCAAAGAAGACTAATCTGAACTGAAAGGTTCTTCATGGAGGATGTACCGATTTGGTACATCCTCTTTTCGTATTACAGTCCCCAATTCGCCAGTGGCATCGTCATCCAGCTGGTTCGATCCGGGATGTTGGTATTGTTGTATGTGACCGCCTGGGAAGATACGTTGGTCGACTTATTGCTTGGAGCCGCTGCCTTGACCGCTGCTGCTGATCCCTCGGCCTTCAGATTTTCATTGTTAGACTGCATAGCCGAGATCTCTGCTCCGACTGTAGACGGCACAGTACCGATCTGAGTCTGGCCTCCTTCTAGGTTTTCCATGAAAGCTTTCGTGAAGGCTTCTTGGGCATTTTGGAATGTTCCTAACCATCCAGGTAATCCCGTTTTTTCAGAATCTGGTTTAAGCTGCTCTTTCGTTTTATCGGCTTCTGCTTTTAGCAGACGATCTTGTTCGGCAATATGCTTATTGACTCTTTCTTCCTCCTGCGACTTAGCAAGAGAATCCGCGGTTCT